CTATGAATGGTAAACCTATGAAAACCGCTGACATCGGCTATAAAACAGACCCTAATTCAATGAGTGCTGTGGAGTCTATGCCGGGTGGTGTACCAGCTCGTAGAGTAAGTATGGGTAATCCAGCTTCTACTCAAGTGAATAGAAATGGTGAAATGAAGATTCGTGGAACAGGCGCTGCTACTAAAGGTTTAATGGCTAGAGGGCCGATGGCATAATGAATTATGCTGCACTTGTTGCCGCTATTGAGGCATACGCTGAAAACTACGACACCGGAACAGGTGGGTTTGTAGAGAATATTCCTGTCTTTGTTAAACAGGCAGAACAGCGTATCTACAATACGGTTCAGTTACCATCATTGCGCAAGAACGTAACAGGCATAACATCGCCAGCAAACAAGTATCTATCTTGCCCAGATGACTATTTAGCTACATATTCTATAGCTGTTATTCAAAACTACGGATTAGCTACAGAAACATATACATACTTGTTAAATAAGGATGTAAACTTTATTCGTGAAGCTTATCCAACACCAGCAGATACGGGTTTACCCGCATACTACGCATTGTTTGGACCACAATATAGTGCTCCTACAGAGTTAAGTTTTATTCTAGGACCAACTCCAAATGCTGCTTATAGAATGGAATTACATTATTTCTACTACCCTGAATCTATTGTTACTGCTGGAACTACTTGGCTTGGTGATAACTTTGATACTGTTCTTTTATACGGATCTTTATTAGAGGCCGCCTCTTACATGAAGTCAGATCCAGAAACTATTAATTTCTACAAAGACCGTTATGGAGAGGCATTGGCACTCTTAACTAGATTGGGTAACGGACTTGAGCGTGGTGACGCATACCGTGATGGTCAGACTAAACTGAATACAAACCTTAAAGGGAATGTCGTAGCATGACCATAGTCCAAGGACAAACTACAAGATTTAAGGATGATGCACTCAGTGGATTGGTTAATTTTGCTGTTGGAACTTCTTATACTTATAAAATTGCTTTATATACTGCAAATGCTGATTTAAATAATGCAACTGCGGTTTATACGACTGTTGGCGAGATTACGGGTACAGGATACACAGCAGGAGGAAAGCCTTTAGTTATATCAACAAGACCTACTGAAGATACTTCAAACAATGTGGCTTATATATCGTTCGACCCAGTAGTTTGGACAAGCGCATCCTTTACTTGTAGGGGCGCATTGATTTACAATAGTACAACGACTGCAACAGTAGCAGTATTGAATTTTGGCTCAGATAAAACAACAACGGGCACGTTTACGATTACGTTCCCAACACCGTCATCAACAACCGCAGTAATAACAATTTCTTAGGACACTATGTTAGTTACAACAACAAAAGGCGAGATGGATGATTCCCTTCTTGAGAAGAAAGAAGGTTCAGTCGATAATGATGTTGAATATACAACTTGGACAGAGTATTGGCTAGATGGTGAACTAGTCCATCGTTCTGCTCATGTAACCCTTAAAACTTCACCATTTACCGATTTAGTCGGGGCAACTTTAGGATAAACTATGGCAAATACTCAATCAATGTGTACTTCGTTTTTGGGTGAGCTTTTAAGCGCAACCCATAACTTTAGTTCGGCTAACCCAGCGCAGACTGCAAGTACAGCAAATACATTTAAAGCGGCGCTATATCTAGCTTCTGCTACTCTTAATGCTTCTACTACAGCTTATAGTGCTACTGGTGAAGTAACGGGTACAGGATATACGGCTGGTGGCGTAACGGTTACGGGTGCAACTAACCCAGCATCTACCAACGCATCTACAACAGCTGGCGTAGGGTATTGGACACCATCTGCAAGTATCACTTACACGACAGTAACATTGTCTACTGCGTTTGACACTATGTTGTTATATAACTCAACTCAGTCTAACAAGGCGGTTGCTGTGTATACCTTTGGTTCGCAGACGATTACTGCCGGTAACTTTACTTTAACAATGCCATCGAATACGACAACAACTGCTTTAGTACGCTTATCTACAACTTAAGGTAATGTATGGCTCTGGGCTGGGGTAATAATGCGTGGGGCGATAACGGGTGGGGCGGAACGCTTGCATTAACTGGCGTAGTAGCAACAGGTGTTTTAGGAAATGAAGTACCAACAATAACCATAGCTTTGACTGGTGTTGGAGCTAGTGGTGCAGTAGGAACGGTAGTAGCAAGTACGGCTGAGAATGAAGACGGCACATTTGCTAGTGGTTTTGTAGGAACGGCAGTACCAAATTTAACTGTAGCGTTAACAGGTGTAAACGCAGTTGGTGCAGTAGGGACTGTAACTCAAAGTAAGAGTGTAGCTTTAACAGGAGTAGAGGGTTCCGGTTTATTAGGCACAGAGATAGTAAATATTTCTGTAGCATTAACGGGGGTTCTAGGTTCTGGCGCAGTTGGGACGGTAACGCAAAGTAAAGAAGCAGCCCTAACAGGCGTAGTTGCAAGCGGTGCTGTAGAAACAATAACAGAAACTATTAGTGTAGGTTTAACAGGTGTAGAGGCTAGTGGGTTAGTAGGGGCAGAAGAAGATAACATAACAATTGCATTAACAGGTGTTAGCGCAGTTGGACTAGTAGGTACTATACAACCCGGCAAGTCTACCGCAATAACAGGAGTTGGCGGAACGGGCGCAGTAGGAACAGTAACAAACGGCGGATTTAGCGTAACATTAACAGGTGTTAATGCAGTAGGAAAAACAGGCGATTTAGGGTATTATTATTGGAGTGTAATTATTGATGACCAAACGGCTAATTGGGTAGAGATTAACAATGCAAATACTCCTAGCTGGACAGATATTAATAATACAGAAACCGCCAATTGGGAAGAAATAGAAACAATTTAAGGAATAATTATGGCATCCACATATTCAGCACTAAAGATAGAGTTAATAGCTACAGGCGAACAATCTGGAACATGGGGCGCAACAACCAACGTAAACCTAGGCGATGCTGCTTTAGGTGAGGCAATAACAGGTTCAGCGGACGTAGCCTTTTCGAGTGCGGATGTAACCATAACCCTAACAGATACTAATACTACACAGGCAGCCCGTAACTTACGACTTAATTTAACAGGTACATCTGGCGGTGCAAGGAATTTAATCCTTGGTTCAGGATGCCAGATTGAGAAACTCTACCTAGTAAATAACGGTCTAGCGGACGCAGTAACAGTTAAGAACACAACAGGAACAGGGATTGCCGTAGCTGCTGGTAAGACTATGTTTGTCTATAACAACGGTACGAACGTAGTAGAAGCCGTGAATTATGCGAGTTCAATATCTACAGGCGCAATTACAGCCACATCCATCACTAACTCAGGATTAACAACAGGTCGAGTAGTTTACACAACAACAGGTGGATTAGAGACAAGTTCAGCTAACCTTTTATACTCTGGTACTGACTTAACTGTTTATGGTCTTACTGTTGGTCGTGGTGCTGGTGCTGTGTCTACCAACACCGCATTAGGTTCAAGCGCACTTCAGTTAAACACCACTGGCGCAACAACTGTTGCGATTGGCTTCAACGCAATGACAGGTGTCAACACTGGTGCTGATAACGTGGCTGTTGGTGCGTACAACTTGTCAGCCAATACCTCTGGCGCTGAAAACATTTCTATTGGTCGCTCAACAATGGGGTCAAACACCACTGGCTCTCAGAACGTGGCTATTGGCAGAGCGTCAATGAATACCAATACGACAGGTGGCGCAAATACTGCTGTTGGACATAATGCTCTCCAAAATAACACCACCGCATCTAACAATGTAGCAGTAGGTTATCAAGCTGGGTATACAAACATTACAGGTACACAATTAACCGCTATTGGTTATCAATCTTTGTATCTATCAACTGCTGGTAGAAATACTGCTATTGGCTATCAAGCAGGCTATACCGCTAACACAGGTACTTATAATACTTTTTTAGGTTGGCAGTCTGGTGTATATACAACAACTGGTAGTTCTAATACAAGCGTTGGCGATTCTGCCATGTCTGCAAACACCACTGGCGCTTACCATGCCGTGTTGGGTTTCCAAGCATTAGTTGCAAATACAACCGGTAATTTCAATACTGCTATAGGTTCACAAGCCCTTTACTCCAATACCACCGCATCTAACAACACTGCTGTAGGTTATCAAGCAGGGTACACGAATAGTACAGGAACTGATATTGTAGCACTTGGTTTACAGGCTCTTAAAGCCAACACGACAGGGTCGCAAAACACCGCTATTGGATCGGTGGCGTTAACTGCCAATACAACGGCAAGTCACAATTCTGCCTTTGGTTATGCGGCATTGTTTAACAATACAACTGGTGCAAATAATGTTGCTCTAGGAAACTACACTCTCCAAGCAAACACCACCGCATCTAATAACACAGCAGTAGGTTATCAATCTTTATATACAAATACTACAGGAACTGAATTAACAGCATTAGGGCAAGGCGCTGGCTATAGCAATTCAACAGGAAGTAATGGCACATTTATTGGGTATAGGGCTGGTTTTTCAAGTTCAACACCTAATTACAATACTGCTATTGGTAACTCTGCTCTATATAGCACTAGCACAGGAAAAGGCAACACAGCCGTTGGAACATCTGCGTTATATGCAAACACAACTGGTCGGTCAAATACGGCTGTTGGTGGATACGATGATGATTCAAATTCTCCATTAAGGTTTAATACTACTGGTTCATATAACTCTGCCTTTGGATTAGGTGCATTAGCATCGAACACCACCGTATCTAATAATACTGCTATAGGTTATCAGGCGGGTTATGCAAACACGACAGGACAAATTACAGCAGTTGGGCATAGAGTTCTTTATGGAAATACTACTGGGGCTGGTAATACAGGTGTAGGTGGTAATGATGGCTCTGTAGGCTCTGCTTTACTTTCAAATACAACTGGAAATTACAACATTGCCGTTGGTACAGGTGCTTTACTTTCAAACACCACCTCAGATAACAACACCGCAGTAGGGTATCAGGCTGGTTACACACAAACTACAGGCAATAACAATACATTTATTGGTAGACAGGCTGGTTATGCCGTAACTACAGGTGTTAGAAATACTGCCGTTGGTGCAAATGCAATGGATACTGGAACTGGTGGAAATTATAATGCTGCCTTTGGTTGGAATGCATTGGCATTTAATACAGCAGATGCTAATACAGCAATAGGTTATCGAGCGGCTTACGCAAACACTTCAGGTGCTAGCATAGTTGCTCTTGGTCAATTAGCGCTTACTGCCAATACTACTGGTTCTAGTAACACATCCGTAGGTTACCAAGCTCTTAGTGCAAACACCACCGCATCTAATAACACAGCAGTAGGCTATCAAGCAGGGTATTTAAACACTACAGGTAGTGAGTTAACTGCTATTGGAGATAGGGCTTTACTTAACAATACTACAGGTGTAGGAAATGCTGGTGTAGGTAATCTTGCTTTATATGCTAACACAACAGGTGCGTACAATGTGGCAGTTGGTGGATTAAGTTTACGATTTTCCACTACAGGAAATTACAATACGGCAGTTGGTTATCATGCACTTAACGCAAACACCACCGCAAGTAACAACACCGCAGTAGGATTTCAAGCACTATATACAAACACCACCGCATCTGGTCATGTAGCTGTAGGCCATCAAGCTGCTTTTTCAAACACATCAGGCTCACTTATTACCGCAGTTGGTTTTGCTGCTGGGTATAGTAATACAACAGGGTCAAATAACGTATCGCTAGGGTATTACGCACTTAATAGCAATTCAACAGGCAACTCTAATACCGCTATAGGAAGAAACGCATTACAACTTAATACAAACGACAGCAATACGGCTGTTGGTGACTTGGCGTTATATCAAAATACTTCAGGCTATCAACATACAGCAGTAGGCGCATCCGCACTTCGTTCAAATACAACCGCTATTAACAACACCGCATTTGGTTTTGCCGCTGGGTATAGTAACACAACAGGTACACAAAATACATTTTTAGGTCTACAGTCTGGTTACAACATTACTACAGGAACTAGC